TACACTCTTTCCCTACACGACGCTCTTCCGATCTGCAGCGGCACTTATGAACAATAGTGGCAGTAAAAATATCCAGGGTTTCATCAGTCCTCCTATCGAAACTTCCGCCGTGCGATTTCCATCTCTATTTGGTGCAAGTACTGGTCCGCCTCGTCCGCCGCCTGGTGGATCGCCGCCAATTGGTAGCGAGAACGATTGAAATGCAATGACATCAGAATAATCAAAACAATGGGAGCCGCAGTCATGAATGGAGAACCCATCAATACGTCGGCATTACCCAGCATGAATATGGCGGAAGCCAAGGATAGGGCGATGAGTCCGATCAAAATCAGAACCGGCTTATTCACGAACTTGCGAAGGTTCTTTCTCAAGGCATCGCGCCTGGCTTCGCTTCGCATTGCGTAGAGCTGCTGCAACGTAAAGGGCACGCCCGTTCCATCTGGCGGCTCGCCACCGCCCCCTGCATGACCTCCAGCGGCCGGGTAGTAGTGCTCATGCCGCTCGTAGCGCTCGTAGTAGTCCCGCCCGGCGGTTCTGTTTTTGTCACCTTCTACATCGATCGACGACATACTGCTCCTCATCTGTCGCTTCTATCTGCTTTATCAAAACGGTCAACGTCGGCCGTTTTGGCCCTCCCCAAAGACGATTATGTTTTCGCCTTTCATTATTTCCCTTCGTTGTAATCCCGGCCCGCTACACGGTGGCCAGAGCCTTTCACGCTAACCCCACCTTCGGATTTATTCGCCTTCTTCCCTGTCAGAAGCTCGGCGAGAAGGGCCTTTCGTTTGGCTGGCTTCATGTCACGGTAGGCTTCTAGGAGCAGCTGCTCATCGGGCGCAAGGTCTGGGTCAATGCCCCTGGACTCACTATAGGCGGCAAATGCCCCTACCTTTTGAGGAACGCCAGTAACTACATAAGCAGCATCACCTCCGGCGCTGTCTAGAGCAGCTAAGTAGGCAGCGTCTGGCTGGCGCTCATCCTTTTCATAGTTTCTCTGGGCTCTCATCTTAATTCCGCAAATATCGGCCATCTCACTCTGAGTCAGGCCGAGCCTCTCACGCTCTTCGCGAATTCTCCCTCCGACGCTAGGCACAAATAAACCTCTTTTTTATTGACAATAGGCACATTCGTGCCCATCATTATCCTTACATCGACACCAGATGTTTCAGAAACAAACAAAGGAGCCACTGCCATGGCCACTAAGAAAGTCCTCACACCCGAGCAAGTAAAAGCCAACTTCCGCGCCCAGGGCATCACCGCCACCCAGTGGGCCGCCGATAACGGATACCGTCGCGGCGCTGTGTACCGCGTCCTTAACGGTTTCGATAAGGCGCACTACGGGCAGGCTCATGAAATCGCCGTGAAGCTGGGCCTGAAGCCAGACTTCAAAGAAAGCCAGGTCGCCTAATTCACCGAGAGGAAGCGCTATGCCTATGCAAATCACAAACGATGCAAGCAGCAACTGCGACGGGTTCGGCTTTAATCAACACGCCCCGTTGATTGGTATGCATCGCGATGCCGCCGGTTCTCACGTGCATATGAAAGCTGATCAACAAGGTGCTTCATCATGTGCTGCGCATGGGGCTCCAACGCGGCACCGCTCCACCGAACATCAAGCATCATCCGCTCCAGCTTTTCGCCATCCAAATGCCCCTGCATTTCCATGCCGGAAGCCAGGTAGAGCCAAGATCGCGCCAGAGCGTGAATCTGCCCCTCGATCTGCAAGAGGCGAGACCCTAAAGCGTTGTCGTCATCTTGGTTCGCCTTTGGAGTTTCGTCGTTCATAGCCTCTTTCCTTGCTTTGTGAATGTACCGCAAAGCTTAGGCGAATTAAAACGCCATTGCCCATAGGCAAACAAACGCTTTTTTTGGAAACCCGGAACCAGGCAGTAAACAGAGAGCATCCAATGCCCAGAAGACGCTGGAAAACCTACCAACCCAACAGCCTCCGTGATGCCCTGGAAGGCTGCAAGGTTTTCGCCCGTGACCAGCACAACCTGAGCGTTGAGCGCATCGCCGAGCAGATGGGGCTGGTGGACCACTGGGCACTCTACAAATGGCTTCAGAACGGTCGCTTCCCAACCAACCTACTGATTCCCTACGAGCGGGTATGCGGCATCAACCTGGTGTCTCGCTGGCTTGCTGCCAACGGCGGCAGGCTGTTGGTGGAAATCCCGACCGGTCGACAAGCCACGGCTGAGGATATCCAGGAGCTGCAGTCTCGCCTCCACGAGGTGACTGGTTTGCTCATGCGGTTCTACCAGGGCAGCCGCAACGCGGAAGAAACACTGGCCGGTGTCCAGTGCGCCATGGAGCAACTGGCCTGGCACCGGGGCAACGTCCAGCAACACCAACAACCACAGTTTGATCTGGAGTAACAGGCCATGAGCACAACCAATCAACTGCAATACCGCTGCAGCCTTTGCGGCGCAGAGCGGCCCGCCTCTGAGCTGAACGGGCTGGACCCGATGACTGGCGACAACAGCCGTGCCTACTGCAGGCGCATTGCCCAGTGCCGGGCAGAGGAGGCCCAGGCCGCATTGGACTGGGTGATAACCGAACTTCACAAAGCTGAAACGCTGCCGGATCGGAGTTATGCGAAATGAAAGAAGCTGCCAACCCAACCCGTATTAGCCGCAGTGGCGCCAAGTGCCTGAAGGTGCTGTTTGCCCTCAGTGGCCACAGCCTGACTGGGCTGAGCAATACCGAACTGAGCAAGGCCCTGGACGAGAGCCCGGCCACCATAAACCGCTGCCTGAACACCCTGGTGGCCGAAGGGGCCGCCGTGAAGCTGGATACAGGCCGGTATGCCCCCAGCATCCGTGTGCTTCAACTTGCCGTTCGGCACCAGCGAGAGATCGGTAGAGCACAGCAACGAATGGACGAAATCAACCAGCGCGTCACGGCTGGCGCAAACCTTTAACAGGAGATAGACATGGCGCGAAAACCCACCACCTACGAACCAGAAATTGCACCGGAACCAACCAATACCGAGAGGTTGGAAAAAGAGTCGCAAGAGCTGGCCATCCACTCATCGGAGATCATGGAGCGCTTTGGCGACGGCATGCCCTTCGACCAGTACCGCTATGAGGACAAGATCCGCAGCCACCTGTCCCGCAGTGCTGAAGAAATGTTGGCTGCTGGTCGTGCTCTGGTCGTTGCGCGAGAGCACATCAACCACGGCGAATGGATCGACTTCTTATCCAGGCTGGGGTTGGAATATCGCGTTGCACACAGAATGGCCCAGGCTGCGATCAAGTTCTCAAATGTGTCTACGTCGACACATTTGATTACAGCTGCTGGCAACAAATCCAAGCTATTTGAGCTGATGGTTCTTGATGATGACGAGCTTGTAGAGCTCAACGAAGGCGGCACAGTCGCCGGCCTGGAACTGGACGACATCTCGAAGATGTCCGTCAGCGAGCTCCGCCGCACCCTGCGCGAAGCCCGCGAGAACGCCGACGCCCGGGCAAAGGTTCTGAATGACAAGAACGACAAGATCGACGCCCTGGACGCCGAGCTCACCAAGATGAAATCCAAACAGCCGCTGGTCGAGACCCTGCCACCCGACGAGCTGGCCGCCGAGCTAACCGAAGAACTGACCCGCCATGCCTATTCCGTACTGGGTGAGATCAACGGCTGCCTATTGCCCGCCCTGCGGGCGCTGGATGAGCACGACCAGGCGAATGGAACCCGCCACAACGTGATAGCCGCTGGCTTCATCGCACAGATTGAATCCCGCCTGGCCGAGCTGCGCTCGGAATTTGATTTGCCCCGCCACCTGGACGGCGACAACACCCCCGACTGGATGCGCGAAGACGCCGATGAGGTGATCAAAGAAGCCATTGAGAAGGCAGGGGGCGCCCACTCATGAGCGTGATGACAGAGCAGTTGGTAGGCATTGCCCAGGAGGCTAGACAACTGCCCCATGGGCAGCGAACGCCGTTTTACGACCGCTGGGCAGAACAACTCAACATGAGCCGGGCAACCCTGCTCAAGAAGATCAAGGGTGTTGCTATGACCAAACAACGTAAACGCCGGGCGGATGCAGGCCAGTGCAGCCTGGAGGAATGGGAGGCACGGCTGGTCTCCGCCATGCTGGTGGAATCCATCCGCAAGAATGGCAAGCAAACCGGCACCCTGAAAGAGATGGTCGAGCTGCTGCGGGCCAACGGGAAGATCCGCGCGGTTCGTGTCGATACCAGTACCGGGGAAGAGCTCCCCCTGTCGGATGATGCCATTGCCCGGGCCCTGCGCAACTACGGCCTGCACCCGGACCAGGTGTTGCGACCAACCCCGGCCATTTCTTTGCGCAGCGCCCACCCAAACCACGTCTGGCAGGTGGACGCTTCCATCAGCGCCCAGTTCTACATGGACACGGACGGCTCCAAGGCTATCGACCGCGCCCAGTACTACGAGGGCAAGCCGGAGAATCTGAAGAAGATCGAGCGCCAGCGGCTGTGGCGTTACGTGATCACTGACCACACCAGCGGGTGGCTCTACGTCGAATATGTCCTTGGTGCTGAAACCGCCGAGAACCTGATCAACGTTTTCATCAATGCCATGCAGAAGCGCGAAGGCGACCCGGCCCACGGTGTACCGCTCATCATGATGACGGACCCAGGCGCCGCCATGAAGAGTGCCATGTTTCGCAACCTTTGCCGGGCCCTGAGTGTTGACCTGGTGATCAACCAGGTGGGAAACGCCCGCGCGAAAGGACAGGTTGAGCAGGCGCACAACCTGGTTGAGCGCCTCTTTGAAAGCCGGCTGGCTATCCAGAAGGCCAATAGTTTGGACGAGATCAACCAGCTGGCCTGGCGCTGGGCTGCCTACTTTAACGCCACCGCCGTGCACACCCGTACCGGCGTATCACGCTATTCCAAATGGTTGACCATTACGCCGGACCAGCTGCGGCTGGCGCCCTCCATTGAGGTCTGCAGGGACCTGGCTGTCAGTGACCCGGAAACCCGCGTTGTCGACAACCACCTGTGCATCGGCTTCAGAAGCAAGACCTTTGATGTGGCCGACGTTCCGGATGTCGGCGTTGGCCAGGAACTGCTGGTGGTTCGCAATCCCTGGCGTGACGAGGACTCCGCCCAGATCGTGCTGAAGGACGCAAACGGCCGGGAGTACTTTCACGTGGTGGATCGCGTCGCTCAAGACGATCACGGCTTCAATGCTAACGGGGCAATGATCGGCGGCGAATTCAAGGGGATTGCCACCACCGCAGGCCAGCAGAACCGGGATGAGCTTGAGCAGATCGCCACCGGTACCACCAGCAAGGCAGACGCCGAGTCGGCGCGTAAGGCCAAGCGCCGAGTGTTTGCTGACATCAACCCCCATGCAGATGTGGAGCAATACAAGCCGGTGGACTACCTGCCTAAGCGCGGTACCGATCTGAAGGTCGACGCTCCGGAAGTCGTCACCAAACCGCTCACTCACGTTGAAGCCGCCAAGCAACTTCGCGGCCGCCTGGGCAGGCTCTGGAAAGGCACTGAGCATTTCAACTGGCTCAAGGGTGAGTTCCCTGATGGTGTTCGTTCTGAAGACCTGGACGGCATTGAACAGCAACTGCGCGGCATGGATGCGCAGCCAGCTCCGGGCAACCTTCGAGTGGTGGGAGGTTAATGATGCTCAGGCTCAAAGAGGTTCTGCGGGATCTGGCTGTGGCCCAGTCGGAACTGGCCAAGGCTCTCAACACGAGCCCGGCCACCGTCGCCCAGTTGGTCAATCACGGCCAATGGCCGAAGAGCATGGCCCGCGACGGGCTTGAAATGAAGATCGAGAGATTTCTTTTGGATTGCGGCGCCAGCCAAGCAGCTGCCGATACCGCGTTTGAGGAAGCAGGGCTGCCGCAAACAGCCCTGCCAGGTACTACACAAATGTCCCAGGAGGACGACGATATGTTACTACGCAAGCAACGCCTGACACCAGCCGCCAAAAAAACGTTCGGCATCTTCCGCGACCCGTTCGATGAGCTGCTTTCTGCTGACGAGATGTGGGTCAGCCCGGACATTCGCTACGTGCGGGAGTCCATGTACCAGACTGCCAGACATGGCGGCTTTGTTGCGGTGATAGGAGAGTCCGGCTCTGGCAAGACCACCATCCGGCGGGACCTGGTCCAACGCATTGAGGACGAGAACCTGCCGGTAAAGCTGATCGAACCCTATGTGGTTGAGGCCGAAGACAACGACCGGAAGGGCAAAACCTTCAAGTCCAGCGACATAACATCCGCGCTATTGGCTGCCGTGGCTCCCCTGGAGAAACCGAAGGTAAGCCCTCAGGCTCGTTTCCGTCAGCTCCACCAGGCCCTGAAGGATAGCCAGGCCGCTGGTTACCGCCACTGCCTGGTGATCGAAGAGGCCCACAGCCTGCCGATTCCGACACTCAAGCACCTGAAGCGGATCCTGGAACTGGAGGTGGGCTTCACCAAGCTGGTGTCCGTCATCCTTATTGGCCAGCCTGAGCTGGCTGACAAGCTGTCCGTGAACCGTATGGACGTGCGGGAAGTGGTGCAGCGTTGCGAGGTAATCACCCTTAACCCCCTCGATCCTTCGGACCTCATGGAGTTTCTGGCCTTTCGTTTCCAGAAGGCGGGCTGCGCTCCTGGTGAGTTCCTGGATGATTCCGCCATTGAAGCGATCGTTAGCCGGCTGAAACTGCCAAGCCGAAAGCGCGATATCCGTGTATCCAACCTCTACCCCTTGGCCGTTGGCAACCTGGTGACGGCCGCAATGAACCTGGCGGCGGAGCTGGGTGCTCCGCAAATTGATGCTGAAATCATCAACGGAGTCGGATGACATGACCATGCACGCAACCGCTTACCTGGAGCACTACGCCGACATCTACGCGGCCAACATGCTCTACAAACATGGCGTAAAGCTGGATGCCTACCTGGCCGACCCGGCCCGGTATGAGCACCTGCTGACCGCCCCTTTCCCGCTGACCCAGGCCCAGACCTCCGTACGTGTACGGCTGATCCGGGACGAAGCCCTGCAGGCGCGGGCGGATGAGATCGCGGAGGAACTGGACGGCCTGCCACGGAATAACGTGCGGCCGTTTGAACCGCTGCACCACAAGCGCCACCCGAAACGCCGTGGCATAGCGAGCTGCCGTAACCGCTCGCTGCAACCCACCAAACCACATGAACCCCAAACCACATGAGGCAGAGTCCTATGAATACTGCACATAACCCAGAACATTTTCGGCGTAACGCCAAAGGGCACTTGGTGCCCGTGGAGCAAATCAAGGATATCGACCGGCTGCGGGATGACCTGGTGTTGGAAGTCATCGGCAAGGTAACCGCACTGCAGGAAGAGATGCGCCGGATTAAGGCGGAGATTGGCACGGAGGTGGAAGCCTTTCTGGCCTTGTCTGCCCGCGAGTACGGCACCGAATACGGCGGTAAGAAGGGCAACGTCACGCTGTCTTCATTTGATGGCCAGTACCAGGTCAAACGGGCCGTAGCCGACCACCTGGCGTTCGATGAGCGCCTGCAGGTTGCGAAGGAACTGATCGACCAGTGCATCCATGAATGGACGGCCGGCAGCAGCTCGGAGGTTCAGGCGCTGGTAGAGCATGCGTTTCAGACCGACAAGGAAGGCAAGATCTCAACGGCGCGCGTGCTGGGCCTACGCTCCCTGGCCATCAAGGACGAGAAATGGCAGAGCGCGATGCAGGCCATCATGGATTCCATCCAGGTGACCGGCAGCAAGTCCTACTTGCGGTTCTATGAGCGCCAGGGTGAGTACGGCCCATACCTCCAGATATCCCTGGACGTGGCCGCGCTGTGAACTACTACGAAGCGAAATTCGCGAGGGAGCGAAAGGAGCGACCGAGCGACTGGCTGATTGTTCAGGCGGGCCGCTCTCTCCAACTGCTCCAGGTAAGTAGGAGCTAAGCGAAACGCCCCGACCGGGGCGTCTGCCAGGCGTGTTTGCCTGGCACTGATGAGCAGCCAGCAGGAGTCATGAAAGCAAATCCCTTTTTGAACGAGCAGGGCTATGGCGCGATGAGCGCCTCCGATCGGATATATGAAGTGGAACGGTTCGACCTGGAACAGTGCCGGGCGGCGCTGGATGTGGACGGCCTTCAGAAGGCTGTGAGCACCAAGGTACACCGTCGCATTCGGAAGCTGGAGAAGGATGCGGCAGCGGCCACAGGGTCGAGAACATGACGGTTTACGTCGACGATATGTACAAGCACGCCCTGGGTCGCTACGGCCGGATTAAGATGAGCCACATGATTGCAGACACCTCCGAGGAATTGCATGCCATGGCCGCGAGGATCGGGGTTCAGAAACGGTGGTACCAAGGTGACCACTACGATATTGCGCTGAGCAAGAGAGCGCTGGCCGTTGAGGCGGGCGCGGTCGAAGTCTCAATGGTTGATCTTTCCAGCATGTGCCGGAGGCAGAAGGTTGAGGGGCACTGTGGAGATCCGAACGATGCCCGCGATTGGTGGGCTCTATATCGCCAGCAACAAAGAGAAGCGAAAAGCGCTGGAGCGAGAGAATGAACGACAAGGTCCTACAGAAGATCAAAAAATGCCTGCGCCTTGCCCAATCGAGCAATGCCAACGAAGCGGCCGCCGCCATGCGCCAGGCTCAGAAGCTGATGGATATGCACGGCGTTACATCCGATGACGTGCAGATCAGTGATGTAGATAGCCACACCGCTGCCACCGGCGCCGGCAAAACGCCGCCAGCATATCTGGCAATGCTGGCCAACATGGTTGCCAGTGCCTTCGGCGCTGAGACGATCTACAGAGCTGGTGCTGACTTCGTTCGCTATAGGTGGGTTGGCCAGTTCGAGTTTTACGGTGTCAACGGCGCTGGCGAGGTTTCAGGCTATGCATTTGAAGTACTCGCCCGCCAACTCAGGAAACACCGGACGGATTATCTGGCGACGCTCAACAAGCGCCTGAAGCGTGCCACAAAGGTTCGCCGTGGAGATCTCTATGCCGAGGCCTGGATTAATGCAGTGGCACGACAGATCACGCCTCACACCCGCACTGAAGCTGATGACGCAGTTCTGGAAACCTACAAACAAAACCGTTTCAAGAACGGGTTAACCAGCCTGAAGCCACGGGACAATACCAAAGGAATGCGAAACCATGATCAAGGTGCAGTCTCTGCTGGTTATCGCGACGGAAAGAAAGTGAGGTTTCACCAGGGCGTCAATGGTTCCAAGCAGGCAGCGCTGGAAAGCGGGGGCCAGTCATGAAACGCGACAACCGCAAAGGCGTACAAGCCCAGATCCACATCGCCAAAAAAGAGCTGGGCCTGGACGACGACACCTACCGCCAGATGATCGCAACCACAACGGGCGGCAAACGTTCCTGTTCGGATTGCTCCGTGGCGGAGCTGCACCAGGTGCTGCAGGGGCTGAAGAATCGCGGCTTCAAGGCCAAGCCCCGGAAGCGCGTGGCTCAACATCCAGGCACGCCACACAACCTGAACAGCGAGCCGATGCTGCAGAAGATCGAAGCTCTGCTGGCCGAGTTGAAAGCACCGTGGAGCTATGCAGATGCGATCGCCAAGCGCCAGTACCGCATCGAGCGCGTGGCCTGGCTGAGAACAGTTGAGCAGTTCAGGGCGGTGATTGCTGCCCTGGACGTCGAGCTTACCAAGCGCAGCTTGCTGTCATCGTTAGAAACGGCTCTGAAAGAGCAAGATCTAACGCTGGAGGACATGGTGTGTTTTCATCCGAATCTGCCAAAGAACTGGCAGCGAAATCGGAAGGCGTTGGTTGCGTTGTGCTCAAGATACATGGAGCCGGAGGCTTGGCTTCAGGTCCATAAAGAGGAGCCCGGCGCATGAAACTATGCCGCTGCCCCATCTGCCATAGCCACCTGCACCTGGACGCACTCATCCAGGACGATGCCGGCAGCGAACTGCTGGGCGTTCTGGCTGGCCTTGGTCGCCCATTGGCGCGGCCGCTGGTTCAGTACCTGGCGTTGTTCAGGCCGGCAAAGAGCGACCTAAGCAACGCCCGCGCCCTGAAGCTGGCACAGGAAACCCTGGACATCGCCGACCGGGATAGCTTGGTTGCGGCCCTGCAGGACACGGTGCGCAGCATCCAGGAGAAGCGCCAACGCGGCCAAGTGCAGCCACTGAAGAACCACAACTACCTGAAACAGGTTCTGGCCAGTGTGGCGCCAGACGCCCGCAAACCAGCGGCCGAAGTGGACAGCAAGCGGCCCAACGTCACTGAAAAAAAGCAGGGCATGGAGGAGAGCCCAGAAGAGGCTCAGCGGAAGTGGGAAGCGAACATGCGAAAGCTGGGCGTCGACCCAGAGAAGTACCGAACTAAATAGAGGCTGCCTTATGTCCCGAATGAAATTGTTGCGTCATGAGCTCCTGCGCGATCTCGCTGACCAGGCACAATCTTTACTGGCTGATTACGGTATTGAAGAGGAACGCGCCGAACAGGTTGGTTGTGCTCTGGCCGATCACATGGCTGAGCACTGGGGCGGACAACT